TTTAAAAAAGGTAATTTGAGGATTACCAGTTAAATAAACATCCTGAGCACCATAAGCTACTAGTTGAAGAAGACCACCACCCATTTACGCTATATACTTTATACTATTAGAGGAGAAAAAAAAAAGGACTATATTACACAATAATATATGTAATGTATTTGTAATAATATCTATAGATAAAATTGTATATATTTTAATTAGAATAAGCAAGACCACCCATACCCGATAGAATACGAAGTACATTATAATTTACTGCGTATATTTGAATACCATCGAATACAGCTGGAGTAGGATTACCACCAGCAACCTTTGTTGTTGCAACAACATTTACCATAAGGGTTGCTGTATCAATACGAGACATATTCAGTGTTCCACTTGGTTGATGATCTTCAGGTTTAAGAGCAAACGAATATACATTAATACCTGCATTAGTTGGAATGTTTGTATGATGTTGATAAGGTTGAACGTAATTAAAGTATGAACCTTTACGTATAGCGAAACGATCATTTCCATTTAATTGAAGAATACCGTCAATAAAAGGATTTTTACCATTTGCTGATGTACCTGATTGAAATGTTGTAGGATCTTTTAATTGTCCTCCTGCAAGTCCTGGTGAATCAAAAACAGCAGTATCTACTAAATCACTGTCGGTATAATCATACCAACGAGATGCTTTAGCTGTGACGTTACTCATTTTTGCAACCCATATTAATTCTTTACAAGGGTGATTAAAATTTAATTTAATGCGATTACTTCCCTTAGCAAGTGTTTCAGTTCCTGTAAATTGAAGTTGTTCTATTAAATATTCGTGTGATAATTGAGCGAAACGGCGACGTTCGTCAGTGTCGAGGAAAATATAGTCAACCCATAATGCTACATTTTTAAGATCACTTGGAAACTCAGTATTGACTGTTGCTAATGTAGATTCTCCTCCTCCAGCAGAACAAAAACATTTCGCTTTAGTTTCAAAATCTATTTTAACTTTTACCTCATGATATTGTAAAGCGATTAGAGGTAAGGCTAAACCAACATTACGACAAAACCAAAACTCAAGAGGTATATATAAGGTACTACCCGAAGCAGAAAGTATATCTTTATCAGCGCCAACCATATTATCATAAGCATATCGTTTTCCGAGTGGAAGAGATAATTCATTCCAAATGTAAAGCCAATCGGAATAATGTTTATCAATTTGTTGTCCACCAATTTCAATAACTACTGATTTAATTAAACGAAGACCTAGATAATTAACATATGACATAGCAGTAGCTTGACCTTGTGCTCTCTTTTCAACATCTACTTGAAGATACATGCGATTAATTAAATCACCATTTCGTGATATTTGACAATTTACGGTGCTACCATAAATGGGGTTACCGTTAAAAGTTTGTTGAATAGCTTCAATTGCGAAGTTAGTATGACGACGATATACAACCTTGAAGAAGGTAATCTGGGGATTACCAGTTAAATAAACATCCTGAGCACCATAAGCTACTAGTTGAAGAAGACCACCACCCATTTACGCTATATACTTTATACTATTAGAGGAGAAAAAAATATGAATAATAGGACGAATAAAAATATTTTATCATATAAACCTTTTATTTAATAAAATATCTATAATGATGTTCAAAGAAAAATCATCAAAGAAAAAGGTGTCAAATGATAACAATGACACTTTTACACTCGATGCAATGCACAATAATATAATAAAAGGTTTTGAAGATAGCGATATACTCAAAGAAGAATATAATTTATTATTATGTAAATATGAAAAAGAAATACTTTCTATTATTTCACAACTTGAAAAATGTGAAATATCGAAGGATAAAGAGAAAGGTAATTTGTTATGGACGAAAAACATTATATTACGTGAAAAAATATCAGAACTAAAAATATGTATTAAAGAATTAAATACATACGATGAAATAGATTATTATAAAAATACAAGCTATATATTATTTCAATATTATGAAACTGTTGAAAAGCAATCTGATATAAATAATTATCATAATATAGAGCAACAAAATACCATAGTATCTACGAGCGAATTATTGAATAGACAACCTAAAATATATAAAAATGATTCAAAAAAAAAAAGAAGTATAGTTTCAGCGACAACTATAAATGTATTAGATGCTCTTAATAATATAGATTCAAAAAATATAATAAACAATACATCTGATTTAAACAATATTATAGGTGAAGAAGTGAATAGTAATAACTTTAAAACCGAAGAATATATAGATTCTAATAATAACGATGATACACTATATGATAAAAGTGCATTAGTTGATAAATATATGTCTATAATAGATAAACAATATGTTAGAAATGTTGAAGATAAAAACATAGAAATGTGTAAAGTATGTAAAAATCAAATGACTTGTTTACAACAAGATGCAATTATGATATGTAATATGTGTGGATATCAAGAATTACTTTTAGTAGAACAAAACAGACCTATTTTAAAACAAAATACAAAAGACACATCTCATTTTTGTTATAAAAGAATAAATCATTTTAGAGAATGGTGTAATCAAGTTCAGGGAAAAGAAAGTACCGATATTCCAGATGATATTTTTGAAAAAATATTAGCAGAAATTAAGAAAGAAAAGATAATTGATCTCAAAACTATTACTTATATTAAAATGCGAGATATCCTAAAAAGATTAAGGATTAATAAGTATTATGAACATATTAACTATATTATTAATAGAATAAGCGGTATACCAACTCCTCAATTTAGCCCTGAATTAGAAGAAAAATTATGTAGTATGTTTAGAAGTATTCAAGCACCTTTTTTAAAACATTGTCCTAAAGATAGAAAAAACTTTTTATCTTATAGTTATGTACTCTATAAGTTTTTTCAAATTCTTGGTTTAAATGAATATCTCAAATATTTTCCATTATTAAAAAGTAGGGAAAAACTATACGTACAAGATCAAATATGGAAAAAAATATGTGTTGATTTGGATTATGATATTATACCTTCACTTTAATTTTACTATATTCTAAAACCCTCTTTTAAACCGCATATTTTTTCAACATTTATTTTTTCAGTATTTGACAATAAATCGAGTATAGCGTAAGTACTTGATGTTATTAAACCAATTAACCATATCTCACTTACATCTAATTTATTATTAGGCATTATAGATACTGTAAAAGCTATTATTATACCTCCTATAATATATTTTATAAATATATTAAATTCATCATAATGTTCGTAAAATACTTTCATTTTACTATTATAATATAATTTTAAAAAATATATATAAGATTTAAATTATATTAAATAGTATAAATAGACGTAATGGAAGATACCTCTGTTCTCGTAACTACAAAAGAAACTGATTATCTAGACGAAGATAAACCGATAAGAGCACAAAATTATGTTCTCTTATCTTTCCTAAGTCCTGAAGATGTTATTGTGAAAAAAGATTTATATATTCTATCTAAGTTTATTGGTAAATTCGGAGATGATATGAAAGTTTTACTCGATGGAATAAAAGAAAAATACCCTGATACCGCTGATATGGTTAATACTATTCGAGACAATCATTCTTATATTTTTGATAATAAAGAAATGAACGAACAATATACTTTTTACAAATCAGTAAATAATGATGAATTAGAGCAAAGTTATCATAGAGATAATAACTTCGTAACATCAATGAGAGGTATCAAAGTAAGAGGTACATTTGATACTCTTGAAGAGGCTAAAACCCGTAGTGAGTTCTTAAAGAAGATTGACACAAAGTTTAATATTTATATCGCACAAGTTGGTTGTTGGTGTCCTTGGTCTCCAAATCCAGAATGTTTAGATAATCAAGAATATTCGGAAACACAACTTAATACTCTTATGAAAGAATATAAGAAAAATATGGATGATAAAGATGTTATTTTTGAGGAAAGAAAAAATAAGGTTGCTTCAAATGCTGCACCTGTTGGTTCAGATTCTGATAAAGATAATAATATTGAATTAGATTCTCTAAAAAGTTCAATTGAGAATGTCGATGTATGGAGTGAAAGACAAAAGTAATTTATTAATTATTTGTGAATACAATTTATTTTTTTTCTTATTTAGTAATATTAAGTATGAAGGCTATCGCAATATTTTTATTATTTATTGGTATATTATTAATTATTCAAGGATATTATAGTAATAAGTTGGTATGTAAAAAAGATAAAGTTGTAGTTAAATATGTTCCAAGAAGTGTTTATGAAGATCAAATGAACCCATCTGAAAGTTTGCAAACATTTTATAAAGGAATGTTTGAAGATATTATATTACGTTGAATATTATTTTTATCCTTAATATTATTAAATGAGTATATTAATTAATATAGAACATAAAGTTATTGATATAGCTAATAATAGTTCAAATGATATTACAATACTTAAAAAAAATATTGAAGATTATTTCAAAAATATTAATGAAAAAGAATTAGTAAATATAAATAAAAAAGAAAAATATATTAATAATTATGAAAATAAAAGGATAGCAGAGAATATTCAATATAATAATTATTTAAGTGATAAATCAGAACTATATAAACTTTTTCAAACTGAAAAAACTAAAATATCTTTATATAATTATTTGAATTTAAAATGTCCTATAAAAAATAATATACCATCATTATACTCATATGAAGATATACAATTAATTGATCGTGTTATCATTCCGAAAATACCACAAGTTAATATTAAAAAAGGTGTTAAAAAAGGTGTTAAAAAAGATGTTAAATGTCCCGAAGGAAAAGAATTAAATCCTATTACTGGAAGATGTGTTAATAAATGTAAAGATAGTGAAGTTAGAGATATAATTACAGGGAAATGCAAAAAAATTGTTAATAAGGTAGATAATACAATAAAGGTTGTGAATGTTGATGATGGAAATGTAAATGTTATTGTTGCTACTAATCCAAGTGTTGTAAAAAAAGAGATTAAATGTCCTGAAGGAAAAGAAGTAAATCCTATTACTGGACGATGTGTTAATAAATGTAAAGACGGAGAAGTAAGAGACAAAATTACAGGGAAATGTAAAAAGGTTGTAAAAAATGTAAATGATAAAGTTAAAACTATAAATGTTGTTGCAACTAATGAAGATGTTGTAAAAAAAGAAATTAAATGTCCTGAAGGAAAAGAAGTAAATTCTATTACAGGAAGATGTGTTAATAAATGTAAAGACGGAGAGGCTAGAAATATAAATACTGGTAAATGTAAAAAAGTTATTAAAAAATAAATAATTATCATATATATACTTTTTTTATTGCGTTATAAATATAGTAATCTTAATCTAATATTATATTATATTAACAAGTTATGTCAACACCAACTAATTCACTACCATTAAAAACTGATAGAACAACAATAGACCAAAGCGATATAAATGACCCTATCGTCCAAGATGTTCTAAACGAGTTCAGAGAAGAACTTATGACTTCTAAAAATAATGAAGATAATGGAAAACATCAACAGACTACTCCTCAATATTCACCAGTCCAACAATTTCAACAACTACCCCAACAACCCCAACAACAACCACAACAACAACAACAATATCAACAACAAAATTATAATGATATAAATAATAATTATACAAAAAATGTAGCGTTAGAAAAAAATGATAACTTCCCGTATTTTAATATTGAAATTGATATAATTAAGAAAAGTTTAGTATTAGTTATTATATCATTGTTAATATATCATACAGGTATAATTAATAATTTATATGAAAAAGTTCCAGAATATTTACATGAAAATCTTAATACTTTTGATATTTATATAAAATCAATAACTTTATTTATTTCGATATACTTATTGACATTTTTTCAATATGTTTGATAATACAATTTAAAAAGAGTACATAATAAATTATATTTATCTATTTTTTTTCTTATAACTTATTAATATATAGTATTAATTGCTTAGTATATTATGCTACTTAAGGAAAATGAGTACATAATCTTTTTATTTTCTTAAAATTCTTAAAACTT